AAGCGCGAAGCGGATTACTGGCATACGATGATCGTCAAGGCGCGGTTCGATCATAGCGACTACTGGCGGTGCGGCAGCGCTGGGCGCGTCCTTTGGGGCGCCGTCGGACTTGTGTGTTACTGCATCGACCGGGCTTATCGGTATCTGTCGGCAATCAATAGAGCGTAAGGAGGGTGAATCATGAATATCACGGGAGAACTGAAAGCAAAGGCGAATTGGAAAAAGCACCTCGGCAAGCGGCTGCGCAAGCGCAAGGCAGCAGACCGGGCAGCACGTAGGACGCGGGCCGTGCAGAGGCGGCGGGGGAGGTAGGGTGCATGAGACTTATTGACGCGGATGCGCTGAACAAGGAACTGAAAGAGCGCGTAGGACCGCCAGAGACGGAAGACCTATATGCCGTGAATCTAGCGATCATCGACGCGCCGACTGTGGAAGCTGCGCTGGTGGTTCACTCGAAATGGAAAACTACGGATGCATGCCCGCATTGGCTTTATTGCTTGAACTGCTATAAGCGAATCGTTCCAAACGTCGAGTGGATCGAGCAGTATAATATTCCGACGAACTATTGCCCGAACTGCGGCGCGAAGATGGACGGCATAGAACAACGCCAGTGCGCAGATCAAAGCGGCGCAGAGTACGCGGATAATCCGACGGTCTGGGCCTGAGGGGGTGAAAGTGTGGCAGAGTTTTCGGAGATTATGCACGATTGGGAGCGTATGTGCAGATCATACGGTAATAGTTGTGCTGATTGCCCGCTTGAAAGACGTGGAATCGCCAGATGCACAATATATGATTTCGGGAATAGCGAAGCAGATTGGAGCGCAATTCCGAGGATTGTAAATGATTGGGCCGAGGAACACCCAGAACCGGAGTTTCCGACGTGGTATGACTATCTCTGCAATATCGGAGTCCTGAACGGGTGCGGGACATCCGCCGAGGTGCTGGCGGCGCTGACGGAACTACACATAGCACCGGCAATCGCGGAGCGCCTCGGCCTGTCGCCAGAATGAGAGGTGATACTGTGGAACGATTTACCAAAGTGCTGTTCGTTATCACGCTGGTTGTTATGTGCGTCGCAGTGCTGGCGGTCTGCGTGATAGGATCGTATGCGGCAGTCAAGTTTCTTGTATCGTGATGGAGGTATTTATGATTATCCAGAATATTGAACTGGTGATTGACAAGCTGGTGCAATCAGTCGTCGAAAACAAAATCAGCGCGTCTATTGACATCGAACCCGACAGGGCGGAGATAAGCATAACGCCGTGGGAACCGTATAGGCCGATCTACCAGTGCGGGAGGAACGACGATGAATAAGGAACGGCTCAAAAGCGTTGACTCTGATACGCTGAAAAAGTGGCTGGAGGAAGCACGGAAGAAGCGTGACACGGTGGCTATCAACGCTATCAGCTTCGTATTATGCAAGTTGGAGGGATATATACAGTGAGGGTCAAACTGGACTACGGCGCTATTACGCCGACACGGGCGCATGATACCGACGCCGGACTCGACCTCTACGCGCCGCGCCGAGGGACGGTCCCGGCGGGCGGGTCTAAGGTCATTCACACCGGCGTACATGTCGAGTTGCCGCATGGGACGGCGGGCGTGGTGATTAGCAAGTCCGGGCTGAACGTCAAGCATAATCTGACGTCCACGGGATTGATCGACGAAGGGTATGACGGGGAAATCATCGTCAAGCTGTACAATCACGGCAAGACCGCATATCATTTCAACTCGGGTGAAAAGGTCAGTCAGCTTGTTATCATTCCGGTATCCTATGAACCGGTGGAGATCGTTGACAGCATAGGCCGAGGCGAACGCGGCGACGCCGGCTTCGGCAGCACAGGGAGGTAAGCGAGTGAACACGATACTAATTGTCGGGAACGTCTGCAATGATCCTAAGACCTACACTGGTGCGTCTGGCATCAAGCGCGCTGACTTCCGCGTGGCCGTGAAGCGGAGGTATGGCGGCAGCGACGGCGAACGCAAGACCGATTTCTTTACCGTCGTGGCGTGGCGGGCGTCCGCTGATTTCGTGGAACGCAACATCAAAAAGGGAATGAGCGTTGCCGTCAGCGGCGCAATGGAGAACCGGTCGTATGAGAAGGACGGTGGCGAGAAACGTTTCATCTGGGAGTTGAACGCCGACGAAATCAAGATATGCGGCGGTCAGAGGTAGCGGCATGACGGCGAAAGAATACCTCATGCAAGCGTGGCACGTCGAAGACCGCATAGACGAAAAGACCGAGGAACTTGAACGGCTGCGCTCACGCATTGAGTCCGCCAGAGGGCCGAACTATACCGGAATGCCGAGGGGCAGCGGGGCGGACTGGACGAACGCCGTCGCGGCCGTGATAGAGATTGAACGCGACATCAACGCCGAGATAGCGGAGTTATGCAGGATCAAGCGCGTGGTTAATGAGTCTATCGAAGCCGTAGCGGAATACCGGATGCGGCGGGTGCTGGAACTGCGCTATAGGAATTACTGTAGCTGGGAACAGATTGCCGAGCGCATGGGCTACACGCTGCGCAATGTGTATTATCTGCATGGCATGGCGCTGCTGAGAGTCAGAATCAAGGAATAAGGTTTTCATTTCATTTCACTATATTATTTAGTATAATACTTGCGTGGGACAAAGGGCAGATGATATGGGGTTTGCGCGTAACCGTGGCGCGCTATATAAATACCACGGTTTTATTATGCGCGACTTTGCTAAAGGCTTTTACAAATCAAAGGCGTGGAAGGATTGCCGCGCGGCCTACGCTAAATCCGTTGGCGGATTGTGTGAGGTTTGTTTATCCGAGGGACGTTACGTCGCTGGTGAGATCGTCCACCACAAAACCCACATAAACCCGGATAATATATCAGACGTGCGGGTGATTCTGGATTGGAATAATCTGCAACTGGTGTGCCGGGACTGCCACGCCAGATTGCACAGCAACAAAGAAGGACAGCGGTATAAAATAGACGAAATGGGGCGCGTGATTCTATGAAATCATAGCCCCTTATGTTACATCGTAACTTTTAGCCTAAGGGACCGGTGCAGACACCTGCAAAGAACAGATCGAGAGCGATAAAGCCCGATTTGGGCCGAGATAGTCGGAGATGAACAGCGAAAATTATATCTACGCATATTACCAGCGAATCAAAGACGGGTCCATAGTGGTAGGGCGCTGGATACGGGCTTTGTACGAATATTTAATCGCCGGCATAGAGTCCGGGGCGTTTATCTTTGACCAGAAGCGCGCCAACGCGGCAGTCGATTGGATAGAAGCACATTGTTTTCACACCGAAGGGCCACTAGCGCCCGGGCCGCTGCGCTTGGAACTCTGGCAAAAGGCTATGTTCAGCGCTATTTATGGAATACTCGACGACACCGGCAAACGGCAATTTCGAGAGGTGCTTTTAGTTGTCGCCCGCAAAAATGGTAAATCGCTGGTAGCCTCCGGCGCCGGGAATTACACATTCCGAATCGACGGCGGATATGGCGCAAAAGTCTTCTGCCTTGCGCCGAAGCTGGAACAAGCGAATATCATCTATAACAACATTTGGCAGATGATAACACTTGATCCTGAATGGCAGCGGCTTAAAGAGATACTGGACGAGAGAGACGAACACAACAAACGTATACATGACGACTCCATGCTGGCGCGGCATCGACAATCTGAACTTGCGATACCTGGCACAAACTCAACAGTCAAGAAAATTGCGTTCAGCGCGAAAAAGAGTGACGGCTTTAATCCGTCGCTTTGTATTTGCGACGAGATTGCCGCTTGGGAAGGTGACAAGGGCCTTAAACAATACGAGGTCATGAAAAGCGGCATGGGCGCCCGCCCGGACGGCTTGTTACTGTCGTGTACGACTTCCGGTTATGTGAACGACTCGATATATGACGAACTCATGAAGCGCGCGACGCGCTTTTTGATGGGCGACAGCAAAGAAAAACGGCTGTTGCCGTTTCTGTACATGATCGACGATGTAGACAAGTGGAACGATATAAACGAACTCCGCAAATCAAATCCGAACCTCGGCGTTTCGGTATCGGTCGATTTCATGCTTGAAGAAATCGCCATTGCCGAGAGCAGTCTAAGCAAAAAGGCCGAGTTCATGACTAAATACTGCTGTATCAAGCAGAATAGTTCGCTGGCATGGTTGCCGGCGCAGACGGTCGAACGCGCTGCGGGCGCGCCGCTACAGTTTGAAGACTTCCGCGATACATACTGCGTCGGCGGGATCGACCTATCACAGACGCGCGACCTCACAGCCTGCGTGGCGGTTATCGAGAGAGAGAACAAGCTGTTCGTGTTCTCGAAGTTTTTTCTACCGTCCGAGAAGATCGACGAAGCGACACAGCGCGACGGTGTGCCATATGGCATATACATCCAGCGCGGACTATTACAGCCCAGTGGGGACAATCTGATAGATTACCACGACTGTTTCAACTGGTTTCGGATGCTGGTAGAACAATACCAGATTTTCCCGCTAAAAATCGGCTATGACCGATACTCTGCGCAATATCTGGTAATGGACATGCAGAACTACGGCTTTCACATGGATGATGTGTATCAGGGCGAAAACCTTTATGGCGTCATTCAGGAAACACAAGGTCTGTTAGAAGATGGGCGGATCGTCATTGGAGATAACGACCTTTTGAAAATCCATCTGCTGAACTCCGCAATCAAAATGAGTACAGAGCGCGGGCGCGGGAAGCTGGTAAAGGTTTCACCACAAGTCCATATAGACGGCGCGGCGGCGCTTCTCGACGCTATGACTGTTCGTCAAAAATACTACGGCGAAATCGGAGAGCAGTTAAAAAATGGGGTGAATTAATTGTCTTTGTTTGACAAGCTGTTCGGCAACAGGCCGAAACCGCGCGGCGACTTCGGCGGCGTTTTCAAATTGCTGAACGGATACACGCCGCGATTCACAACACATAGCGGCGGGGTGTATGAGTCCGAGTTGGTGCGGGCGGCTATTAATGCGAGAGCGACCAATATTTCAAAGTTGAGCGTAGAGGTCAAGGGATCGGCGCGGCCGGCGCTACAGACAAAGCTAAGGCACGGGCCGAACAGCTTTCAGACATGGAGTCAATTTCTCTATCGTCTGTCAACGATTCTAGACGTCCATAACACCGCGTTTATTATTCCGATTTGGGATGAATACGGGCAACCCTCTGGTATTTATGCGCCGCTGCCGACCCGGTGTGAATTGGTGCAATACAACGGCGTCCCGTATATCCGCTATGAATTTGCATGGGGCGAACGCGCCGCTGTGGAATTGGAATACTGCGGGATCATGACCAAATTCCAATACAAGAACGATTTTTTCGGAGAATCGAATCACGCCCTGTTCCCAACCATGAACCTAATCCACATTCAGAATCAGGGCATCGAGGAAGGGGTGAGGACTGCTGCGACGTTCCGCTTTA